GTTTTAATATCATTTAATGTAGAAATATTCTCATCTGTTTTTACCATTTTTTCAGCATCTTTTAATACATTTTCAACTTCTTTTAATTGAGTTCCTACTGGTTTATTTTCTGCGTTTTTCCTAGCTTCTTCAATTCGTGCTTTTATATTATCTAATTCAGTTTTACCTTCTGGTGTTTTTGCTTCTTGTCTTGCAGCTTCTATTTTTGCCTTTATCTCTTCTAATTCTTGGCTTTCTGCTTTTGCTTTCACTGTTTCTACTGTACTTTTAACAACTTCTTTAACATTTGTAACAGCTTTTTTAACTATTGGTGTTTTTACTTCTTGTCTAGCTTCTTCTATCCTTGTTTTAATATCATCTAATGTAGAAATATTTTCATCTGTTTTTACTGTCTTCCCTGCCTCCTTCAATACTTTTTCAACTTCTTTTAATTGAGTTCCTACTGGTTTATTTTCTGCGTTTTTCCTAGCTTCTTCAATTCGTGCTTTTATATTATCTAATTCAGTTTTACTTTCTGGTGTTTTGGCTTCTTGTCTTGCAGCTTCTATCCTTGCCTTAATATTATCTAATTGAGAATTCTCTGTAAAATGAAGTGTGACATTCTTAATACTAGCTTCTGAACTATTTGCTACTTTTACAGTTTCAGTTTTAGTAGGTGAAAGAGAAACCTTATCTTCAGGAATAATAATAACTTCGTCATTTGCCTTTCTCTCTACTTCTTCTTGAGCCTTTCTTGTTGTTATAGCCTTTCCTAAAATATTATTAGCATTATATAATTCATTTTGACCAGTAAAGCCTTCAGTTATATTTAAGTCACTTCTAAACTTTGTTTCTAACTCTTTTTTAAATATATCCTTAGCTTTATTTAAGTCATTTAATCCTGCATTAACTTTTTCAGTAGAAGCGTTTTTTTCTCTTGTGACTTCTCCTCCTTCTTTTTCTAATATCCAAGGTATTAATTTTTCTCTATCTCCTTTTAAAGCGACAACTCCTTTTACTGTTTCTGCTTTTCCGTTTTTATATATTTTAACGTCTCTATCTACTACAGTATAACCTTTACTTGAGTATAAATCTTTCCAAGCATTTTTCCATTCTTCACTAACAGGGGGTTCTCCTTCAAAGTTATTTTGAACCATATCTCCACTCATTCCTTGATTAGAATTATATATACCCTCCCACCTTGTTAATGATTTTTTATAATCATCTAAATTTTTCTCAAATTCAGAATCAGTAAACATCCCCATTTTTTTTTCTAATGCTACTTCTTGATTTTTTTTGAAAGTATCTGCTGCAGTTAAAAATTGATTAGCAAATACACTTGGATTTGTTCCTGTCCAGTTATTATCCTGTATAGGTTTTAAATTAGATAAAAACGCTCCTGCTGCTTTAGGATCTGTAAATTTTATCTTTTTACCATCAACAGTAATTGTTGCATCAACAGTACCATCAGGTTTCATCTGCCATTTATCGACATAGTATGATCCAACTCCATTCTTGTTTATAGGCATTATTATAAGATTAATTGATTATTTATTTAATTGACTTAAGTCCAACTTGTCGTGCCAGTACAGAAAAATATAGCACTACCAGCTCCATTCAAACATATATCTCCTGCTGTACCTGATAGATTACCATTAGGTGTTGTACCATCAGATGTCCATATAGTAACTCCTCCTGCTGTTATTACTTTCTTAAAGTTAGTACTTGTTACTGCATCCTGTTGTATCATTAATGGAGTAACATTTACTGCTGCTGTATTATCGTTTATTATTTTTATTAAGTCTCTTGTACCTGTCTCGGCACTATCAGAATAAAATCTTGCTATAGAACCTGTTGTAATAGCATCTACTTGAGCATTAATAGTATCAGTAGTAGTATTTTCTGAATCAATATTAAGAGTTATAGAAGCGGTCGCATCATTATTAATATAAACACAATTACCAGTACAATCAGCATGAGATTGTGTAAGTGTTAAAACCTTACTTGTATCAGTTATTGTCCCAAGTGTTTCAATTACTCCACTTGTAATTGACAAAGTCGTGCCACTTTTAGCATCAGTTGACATATCAGTAATTACAGTCGTATCTGTTATTGTTACACAATTAGAGTTAGCTGCATTTACATTTGTAATATCTCTATCTATATTTAAAGCTGTACCGTTTGCGTTCTGATCAATTGTTATAGTATCACCAGTAGAACTACCAGTAACAAGCAATCCAGTACTACCCCAACTTAAAACTGCTACCAAAGGATTCCCAAAGGCAAACGTAGTTGCGTTGATAGCTCCTGTAATAGTTAATATTGTACCATTCCATGTTAAATCAGATATACCATTACCTATAGAGAATTTAGGTGTACCATCATCGTTACCTAACCAGAAACCAGTACCTGTATTATAAACTGTCTGTCCTGATCGTATTGCTCTATCATTAGTTACAACTATATCAAAAGATTCCCATACTTTAGTAACAGGATTAAATTGATAAGCTGCACTTTCTTTCATATCAGTATGTTGTTGCCACGGTGAAGGATTAGGAGGAAAGCCACCAGAATATGAAGTACTTTGAGAAACAGTGTTTAACTGTCTTTCTAATCTTGAAACCTTTCGTGTTAAGTCTTCTGCCATATATATAAATTATTTAACTATTTTACCTATCTCAAAAAACAAATCAGCATTCTCTAAACTACCTGTACCTATACTTGTTATATCAAATTTAAGTTTATGATTTTTTCCTTTACTTCTATTTCCACTAATCGCTTCGTGATCTTCAACAAAAGTTATAGTGTCAAGAGTATTTGTTTCTTTCTCTGTTGAAGCTGTAATAGTAAGTTTATCAGAAGCAGCTCCTCCACTATGTACACATGATACTAATCTTAATACTTTCATCCTTGCTGGATCTTTTAATATAATACCGTCTTTCTCCCAATAACTTGTTATAGCTGTAGTATTATCAGTAGTACCAGTAAACTTATAAACTTTACTAGCTGCACCTATATATAGATCACCACTTAATTCAGCAAAGCTTAAAGGTGTATAACCATCATCTATAAGGAACACATAAGGATCTTTTACGCCTGCTTGTAGTAATTGTAAATACCTAGCTATATCAAATATATATACCTTAGAATTAATAGCACAATAATATTTAGCATCAAATGTTATACCTACTGCTGCATTATTAGTACTTACACCTCTTAATTCTGGTACTTTATAATCACTTAAAGCTAGATGTCCTTCAAGTTCGTTAGTCTCTAAAGGATTAAACCATTCTATACCACGTGTAGAAACATAAAACATTATATTCTCTCCTATAGAGACACTTTCTTGTTTTAAAGCACCGTTAGCCTCTGTTCTTTTAGCAAAGCTAAATACACTACCTGAACTAGAAGTATCATCAGCTACACCTATCCAAACACCATCATCTCCCTTCTGTATCAATAACTGATCTCCAAATACATCTATACCTGTTATATATGATTTAGTACCAGCTGCTATCTCATACTCATAAGGGAAATCTTCACCAGTTAATAGAGGTGATACATAAACAGTATGACTACTCGCTTTTACACCGATAACTCTATTCTTATAAACTGTAGCGTATTGGAAAGTATAACCAGTTTCTTCAAAGTTAGTCCAACTATTTAAAGCTGCTGCTGTTGTTTTTTGGGGTGTTCCACCATTAAAGAAAAATGTACCATCTGTTGGATTTTCTATGTACAAACTATTACTAGCATCAGTATGTATATTCAAAGGTTCAGCAAGAGTTAAAGTAGTAGCATCATTAAGGACTATCCGTCTATATTGTTTTGCACCATTAGTTTGTCCTGAAGTTCTGAATATATCACCTACATAATCATTATCTGTCCATGAAGCTCCACTAGCTGTTACTGTTAACCCATTATTAGTTATATCAGTTATAGTGGCTGTAACTGGTGTACCTTTAGCTACAGCTACAGGAAACTCTATGAACTTTGTATTCCGTGTTGCATGTATACCAGTAAGAATATCAGACCATGTACTACCTGATAATGATCTTACTACAGTACCTAAAGTAGCTGTCATTATACCTCTAACAGATTGCATATTACGAACATTACCTGCACCTATAGTACCTATAAGTGTTGTACCAACACGTTTTAATATCTTTTCTTTAGTTATTCGGACATTCTGTAAATCCGTACATTCGTAAGGTTTTAAATCTTGTGGGTTATCAGCTTTGTTTACCCCCATGAACTTTGATATGTTGAAGTTTTTCATAAAGAAAGGTTAAGGTAGTCCGATTTCATAACTTATTCTTGCTGTCATAGGTTCACTTACTGTCTCTAAATCACTAAGCATCTTTCTAAGTCCATCATCAAATAGTTCTTTATATATTCTCCAATCAGTTTCTAGGTTTTCTTTATAGAAATACTTATAAGTACCATAATATACAAACAAGTAATGGTAATCATTGTCTGGTAAAAGAGGATAAGTAGCAGCAAGTAACTGTATTGGTTTAGGTCTGAAATATATCTTGATATCATCTATATCAGAAGTATTATCTCTAAACACTATCTGTTTACCTGCTCTATACCATCTTAACTCTGTTTTCTCTATCTTTTCATCAAATTCTGTCATAGGGATATTGGTCATAGTATCACTTGTTGAACTAGCATAATAAAACACTCTCTCTATTGTCTGACAATTAGAAGGAATATCATAAACATTATAATCAGCTTTAAGATCTATATTCATGTAATCAAGATTCCAGTTAGGATCATAATCATACACTTTCTCTAAAACTATCTTATAACACTCATTTATATCATTATAAAAAGTATTAGTATCAATACTAGAATCATCTACTATAGCTTTAACATTATCTAACATATCAGCTAAATCTAGTACAACCTCATAAGGACAAGTACGTGCATTGTTACAATCCATGTAATTAGAGGTCGTAGTAGTAGCCCCACTTACATCAGTACCGCTACCTGTCGCTGTAGCTACCGATACTGCACTAATGACAACAGGATAAGTATCATTTACACTAGAGATTTTAAACCTGTTCAGCGTTGAGCTATAAGCTACAGTATCACTATTTCCTGTAGCTGTCTGCAATGCTGTCTGAATAACAGTTGCGATTGCACTCATTGTAGCAGAAGAAGAGAAATCTAATCCTGTGACATCTACTTCTGTTCCGTCTACTGATATTGTAAAACTACCATCTGTAACAGCTGCCCAAGTAGCTACTGTTGATTCAGCACTAGTATTCCCTAAAAGGTAAGCAGGTATAATTGTTCCAACGGTTGAAGCCATGATATATAATTAAATTGTTCATCTCTGCCCTCCGTAAAGAGCAGAATCAATAATTTAACTTATGAGCCAATCTAATGAAGAAATTTGTATAGGTGTAAGTTCAATTTTTTTCATCTCTCCACCTTTAGATTCATCTTTTAACTCCAGGATAGGTTCTCCTAATTCTTCCGCTTTAATAACTGGCATATTAATATCTATATCTTTTTCTAATAGTTCTTTCTCTTCAGCAAAGAATTTTTCTTCGTTTTCTTTCTTTACTCTTGTTGTAGGCTGTAGACCTTTTTGTTTTTCTTCGTCTGTAACCTCTCTTTTCCCTGTATGTATTGCTTTTTCTTTGTCTTTGATCTCTTTACCTTTTTTGTCAAAATAAACATCTTCAAAAAAGACTGTTTCTCCTAACTCTTCTATTTTCTCATTCCTAAGCTTAATATAAGCATCAACTTCTTCTGTCATTTTCTTATGGACTTTACCGATCTTGAAAGAAGTTGCCATTGGTATTCCTTTTGCATTTACAAGCAATTGGAACAAGGTAGGTCTGTTTTGATCAAAAGAAATTTGATCGGCGATTTTTCGTAGTTTCATAATAATGAAATTAAAAAATAATAAATGTGACGGTTTTTTTTAAAGCAAAGAAGGAGAATTACCGCCAAACTCCTTCTAAGCTTTTAAGAAGGAATCCCGCTATTTTATTAAAGTAACATTTAACTTATTTTTTTTTTATTAAAGTAGATAACTCTGATAATATTTTAGTGTTTTTATTTATACTTTCAATTATAACTTGTGTAAGTCTATGGTTTTCATTTCTCCACTCAGCTCGTTCTTCTTTATGATTCTTACTATTAAAATATACAAACATCCATAGTGCAGCTATTCCTACTGGCATACCGATTGCTTCTAGAGTTTGCAAAATATGAATTTCCATTATATGAATGTTAAATTATATTATTATTTTATGATCCTTATATTAATCTTTAAATTTATTAAATATTACATATCTGTCCAATTTGTTCCTGCTGCATCACAGAAAGCTGTCTGACCAGCACCAGTACCACCATTTAAACATATATCTCCTTCAACCCCTGTTAACGCTCCTTCTGCTGTTGTACCATCTGAAATCCATATAGAAAATCCTGCAAAAGTAGCACATTTTTTAAAGTTAGTACTTGTTACAGCGTCTTGCTGTATCATTAAAGGAGTAGTCCCAACTGCTGCTGTATTGTCGTTTATTATCTCTACTAAATTTCTTGCTGTAGTATCGGCACTATCAGAAGCTAGTCTAGCTAAAACTCCTGTAGTAATAGCATCAGCATCAACATTTATTGCATCTGTTGTTGTTGCTTCTGTATCTATATTAAGAGCTATACCGATTCCATTCTGGTCAAGAAATAAAGAATCACCTGTTCCTGCATTAACTATCTGTACAGCATCGGGATTATTTGTTGTATCACTTTGTGTAATAAGTAGTGTTTGATTATCTGTATCAGCGATAGTAATAGTTTGTCCTACATCAAAAGATTTTTGAAGAGTTGTAGCATCAACATAAGCTTTAATACTCTGTTGTGTTGCTAATGCAGTATTACTATCAGAAGTAAGAGTATCTTCATCTAGTATTCTTCTAGTTTTTTCAGCTAATACAAGTTCTGTAGCTGAAACAAACTCTCCTAAAGGATAATCAGTTGCAGTTGTACCTATTTTCCCGTTTGTTTGTATGTAAGCATTAGTTCCAGGAGTTTCTCCACTATGTGCTGTTGAAATACCTCCAAGTAACATTACATTTTTACTTTGTCCGCTTGTTCCTGTTTCTTGTAATACCCCAACACAATCATTATAATAATAGGTTGTACCTGCTGGTTGATAAACTATCGCTGTACCATAGTTAGACTCACCACCATCTTGATATGCTATAACAACTTTTCCATTCGTGCTATCATAACAAGATGAAATATGATTTGTAGTAGCATTTTCAAATACTCCTTTATTTCCAAAACTTATATCTGTACCACTAACAGTTCCTACTATCGCTGTTCCTTTACCATCATTGCCACCATCTTGATATGCTATAACAACTTTACCATATGTACTATCAAATGAAGATGCAATATAATCAGTCTTTCCAGCCTCAAATACTACAGCAGTACCAAAACTTATAGCTGTTCCTGAAACTGTTCCGACTATTGCTGTCCCATAATCAGAATTATCATCATCTTGGTAAGCTATAACAACTTTTCCATTCGTGCTATCATAACAAGATGAAACATATTTTGTAGAAGCACTTTCAAATACTACAGCAGTACCAAAACTTATATCTGTACCACTAACTGTCCCGACAACTGCTGTTCCATATTGAGAATTGGTTTGGTCTCTATACGCAATAACAACTTTATCATTTGTACTATCAAATGAAGGTGCAATCAAATCAGTATGTCCAGCCTCAAATACTACAGCAGTACCAAAACTTATATCTGTACCACTAACTGTCCCGACAACTGCTGTCCCATAATCAGAATTATCATCATCTTGGTAAGCTATAACAACTTTTCCATTCGTGCTATCATAACAAGATGAAACATTTTTTGTAGTAGCATTTTCAAATACTACAGCAGTACCAAAACTTATATCTGTACCACTAACAGTTCCTACTATCGCTGTTCCTTTAGCAGCATTGCCACCATCTTGATATGCTATAACAACTTTACCATTTGTACTGTCAAAACAACAATCGATATAAGTAATATTAGCACTTTCAAATACTACAACTGTTCCAAAACTTATAGCTGTACCACTAACTGTCCCGACAACTGCTGTCCCATAATCAAAATTAGCATCATCTTGGTAAGCTATAACAACTTTTCCATTCGTGCTATCATAACAAGATGAAATATATCTTGTAGAAGCACTTTCAAATACTACAGCAGTACCAATAGAAGCAGTTTTAGATTCCACAATCTTCTTAGCTTTAGCCCCTCCATCATTAATTATCCTAACTAAATCTTCTGCTGTCATATTTTCTCCTAACTCTATAGAAGTTTCGCTACTATAGGCATGAGCATCAACATAAGCTTTAATTGATTCAGCACTTGAAACATTAGTGGCTAAAGCTGTACCCATAGAATCATCATCTATAGCAGTTGTAATACCAGCAGCTGACAGATTCTCAACCATGTCTTCTTCAAGAATAGTAAATCTGTAGTTATCTTCAGGATTAGAAAATGCACTCATAATTTTATTTGATTACGATTTAAAATTTTATAATGCCTATTAATACGTCTCTCATAAACTTTCATGTCATGGTTAAAATTACTTTTCTTTTTATTAAACGCTTTAACAGTTTCAGCTAATTCCTCTTTTTCTTTCTCTAAATCATCTCTCTTTTTTTCTAATTCAATACTTAATTCAACAAATTCAACAGTAGCAACACCAACCTTTTTGTAATTATCCTTTACCATTATTAGACTAACCTCTATTTCTTTTTTGATACTTTCATTCTCTATTTTTAGACTTTTATTCTTAGATAAATATTCTTTCCTAAACTCTATCTCCTCTTCTAAACTCTGCGATTCTCTTTCTTTCTCTTCTATAAGATCACTATACATAGCCTCTCCTGCACTAATACTAGAGTCAAGTTCTGATTGGATCTTTTTATTATGTGTATTATCAGCTTCTAATTCTTTTGATTCCTTCTCAAGTTCTGCTTTTAGATTCTTTGCTGCTGAAACATCTGCTTGTATTTTATTATTAGATTCAGTAAGCCTATTATTCTCTGCAACAATAGCATCAGTAACATATTGAGCTCTTTCTAGATTTAAAATTTCTACTTGTTTTCTTTGTTCATCAAGATTATCTCCTGAATTACCTTCAAGATTTTTCTTAGCTTCTGTGACCAATAAATTAAAATTATTTCTCATAAAATTAATGGTTAAACATAAGATGTTATTGCTTTTACTGTTGCTGTACCAAAATTACTTGCTTTTCCAGTCTCTTTAAGAGAAACACGGTAAAAAGTTGCATTAATACTTGCTTCATAATAGAAGTAATCATAAGTAGCTGCTGCTGATACTGCAGCAAAAGAATGCTCTAGAAGAACAACTGTATCAGTACCACCACTTAGTGTACTCATTGATTCTTGATACCATGTAGTATCATCATCAGAAAATTCTAGTTTAAACTCAATTGAGTTAGATGTTTCAGCTGTCCCCATAGTGTAAGCTATCAATAAAGAAAGCTCATTTTCACTGCCTGAAGATTGTGTTACACTAGCATTACCAGTATAATCAGCTGTTAATGTTACACCATCATGTAACGTAATTGCCGGAGTCTGCATTTCTCTCATAAGTAATTGATTAAATAATTATATTAAATTTTGTTCTATTAATTTAGCTGTTCTTTCATTTGCAAAAGCTCCTGTGTTATTTATCTTTGCTGCTTTTTCAATACTAAGTTTTTCCATATCATCAAGTTTTTTCTGTTCTCTATCTACTATTAGCTTCTGATTATACCTTTCAGCTTCTTCAAAAGGTACGTATTGACCTTTTACCAAGCCATGTGGCACTCCTCCTATGAATACTGGTATTAATTGTTCTTCTATAGTTCTATGATTCATACTATTTATCCTTTTAGCTTCTGCCATTCTATCTTTTTCTTCTAACTCTTCTTGAGTGTAAAACTTATTTGATGTCTGTGCTTCTGGATCTTCATCATGCTTAGCATTAATCTTTTCTTGCAGTTTTTCTGCGTTCCAACCATTAAAAGGTCCTTTTCCATAGAGTCTTTTATACTCTTCTCGTAATTGTTTCATAGCGGTTTAAATTAAGTTATAAATTATTTACTTATCCTAACTCTCCGAAGAGAGTTAAGGAAGAAGACAATTAAGCTGAAGGATCATTTGTAGATACTGCTATCCACGCATCTACTCCGTTTAATTCTATTCTTATAAAGTCTGTTGTTGCACCTGCTGTTCCATGAGTTGAAATTGAAGAAGCTGTATCTGCTGTAGCTGTACCTTCAAAGTTCATAAACGCTTGTGAAACATCATCTTGTTTAAGAGCTAAACAAGGTGATACACCAGTTGTATGAGATTGTTCTATTCTTACAACTGCAGTATCTGCACCGTTAGCTGATACATTAGATACTACTTCCATAGTTGCTTTATCTGCTGCTAATACTCCTGTTGAAGTTACTAGAACAGTTGATCCAGCCAAAGGAGCTGCATCAATTACTAGAGCTTGTACTTTCTTAGCACTTGCATCGATCTTAACACCAATATTCTCATTAGTGTCTGTTACGCCTGCATAATCAAATTCAGCGTAGATTGCTCCACTTGCTGGTGTTCCTGTTACATCAACTCTGAAAGCGTTACTACCTGTAGCTAAAGCACCATCTGTATTTACAGCTAATGCTGCTAAATCAGCAGTTAATGCACCTCCACAATTAATAGTAACTAGATCACTAGCTGTTGGATCACCATCTACATATACAGCTGTCATTGCTTTAGCTGCACCAACATACTCAATACCAATTGCACCTGCATTTGGAGTTCCTGTTGGTGCTATTCTAAGAATATTACCACCTGAAGCTATTGCTCCACCTGCATCTAAACTAAGAACTGCTGTATCTGAAGCGATTACTCCAGCTACATTATCTAATGTAAGAAGTGTTCCTGTACCGTTTGCTGAACTGATTGTCGAAGCATCAGTATCAGTAATAACCAGATCACCAAGTGAAAGAGTCATTGCTGTTGTTCCTGCTGCTTTACCAGCTATTACAGTTGCACCATACTTACTTACAGAAAACTTAGAAGCATTATCATCGTTACAGTTGATATAGAATCCACTTCCTTCTGTAAAGGTGTCTCCGCCATTGTCTAGATAAAGCATATCACCAGTTGTCAAAGCATCCATTGTTACAGATATACCTTTAGCTGTAGTAGTTGCTCCTACCATTGTGATATCTAAACCTCTTGCTGCACCTGTAGTAACGTCTGCCATTACCACAGTAATACCTGCTGCTGTACCTGTTGTAGTTTGAGCAGAGATAATTTCTAACACTTCACCAGTGTGAGTTGTGTTGTTAGCATTCAATGTCATCAAAGCTCCTGTTGTTAAACTTGTAGATGAAGCTGAAATCATTGAAGCTGCTGTTGTGATAGTGTTATTAGCAACTACTAATGTAGATGCGTTATCATTACTAGCTAGTGAAGTATTACCTCCAGAAACTGTTAGATCACCATCATCTAATACCACATCACCAGCAACAACCTCAAATGCTGTTGTTCCTTCTGCTGTAGATTTAGAATAAACTGAACCGTCGTCTCTTACTGCGAATACTTCTGTACCATCAGCTACAACTGAAATAGCTGCACCTACTGCTGTCATAGTTCCTGCTACTACTGTTACTTTAAGAGCATCACCTGTTGTGATAGTTGAACCATCAATATGTAAACCTGTACCTGTAGTATTCTCTGGTGTTAGAAGCATTGTAGTATCTCCTGCATCACCTGTAGTATCAATAGTAAGTATATCAGCAGCATCACCGTTTGTTCTAATCAATAACATTTCAGCGTTATCACCATCAAGAATCATAGCTCCTTGACCTATATAAGTTCCTGAAGCTGTTACGTTTTGTAATCCTGAAGTTCCTGATACTGCTAGAGTACCAGTAATATCAGCGTTACCTGAACTCATTGTGAAGTTACCAGAACTCATTGTTAATGCTCCACTTGTAAGTGTTAAAGCACCATCAGTGATTGTCATTGCTCCTTTAGTAAGAGTAATAGCTGAATCACCATTAGCGTTCATCTCTATCTCTGCACCTACTACTGCACCTGTAATAGCTTCTGAACCAACTGATATCTCAAGAAATGTTACATCTCCTGAAGTATCATGTGCTCCTGTAGAATTAATATGAAAGATTGAAGCTGAATGTGTTGATGTTATTTTTCCACTTTTAGTGATCAATAGACCACCTCCTGTAGTTGTTTGTGTATCAGTAAGCGTTACTGCTCCTGAATCCACTGCGATTTCTGCTCCGCCATTATAAGCAGAGTCTAGACTTGTTGAAGCTGTGCCCCCTAGTTCAGTTATACCTAAAGATGTTTTAATTCTTACTTCTCCTGTATCCATTAGCCACAATTCACCATCGGATTGTGTTGTTGGATTAGTAGATAGTTCAGGAATTATCATGCCATCAGACGAACTATTCGAACGAAACTCATTAGCGACAACAATGTCAAAATTTGTTTCAGCCATTTTAATAAAATTAAATAATTAGTAGTATAATTTTTATCAATATGTATATGCCTTACGGCTTTCCTTCTGTTCTACTAAAGCAGAGTCAAAAAGATAAAAATGATGGCGGTTTTTATTAAATTTAACTAGAATAATCTGCTCCGTCACCTTTTGATCCCCATATCCCACGGAAATCTGTATTACCTACTTGGTAACGAGTATAAAAATCCATAGTTACGTTCTTGTTTGAATCTGTAGTATATACAGAGGTAGTAATAGGACTTCTTTCAAAAAAGATAACTGGAGAATTCATTGAATCAATTAAGAACCAAGCTGTATCAGAACCTCCGTTTTGAGAATTAAGCCATTTTGAAGAAATAACAGTTACGATACCATCGTAAACATTAATATCATTGTTAGCTGTTGAAGGTCGTAGTTTACCATTTGTAAGAATAACTGCTGTTTTTTCTAATGAATCAGGAACTAGAAGAATAAGATTAGAAGATCCGATTGCCATTGGAAGATCTTTGTCATCTGTTTGTCTTCGTAGAGCTTGTCTTGCTGTTTCTAGATGAGTTTCAGAAAGAGCAATACCAGTAGCTGAAGCATTTGATTGAGTTGTATTTGAAGTTGTAGTTTCTTTGATAGGATGAAGAGTAGAACAAGCTGGAACACCGTCTCCATAATATGTAATAATACTAGGAAGAGAAGCTTGTGCTGTAAATGCATCATTGAATAAGGTGAAAGCATCTCTGTTTTGAGTCATTTTAGCTCCAATAAGAAGATCTCTCATTTCATTTAGTTTCTTATCACCAATACGATCCAAACGATTTTCAAGTGTTATTGTAATTCCGTTTGTAAGTTTTCGGAAGTTAAACTGAGTAGTATATCCAGCAGCTCGACTGTCTGAAGCAAAATCTGCTCCTTCAGCTGTATCTGTAGAATAACCTACTCCCGTTTTTCCATCAATTTGTTCTCGAGATTGATTTGAACTCTCAGTTTTAAAAAGCTGAGTAAACATATTGTTTTCTACCCCTAGAGCCGATGAGAAAGCAGTCGTATAAGCTAAATCGGATTGATTTTTTATGTCGTACAATTTAGCTGACAAACCTTTCATAAAAGAGTCTCCTAAAGTAGCTCTTGTTTCAATTGCCATGATTAGTTAGTTAATTTATAATAATATAATACGGTATTTTTTTATTCATAAACTGAATCTTCTTCTAGAAGTGCACAAGATACAATCAATCTATTTGAATTGTTTGGATCTGTTTTGTGTATATAGAAGCTTGCAGGTGTACCAATATTACGTGTAGCGGTTGTTTCTAGAACTCTTCCATAATTATTAGTTGCTGAATCAACATCAACTCTTGCACCAACTGTTCCTGAAGAATTTGTAGTACCAACTGTCCCACTTACTTCAGCTGAATAAAGGCTACTTCGAGAAGTATCAATTTTACAGTAGTAAGTTGTTCCTGAACCTGTTGCCGATTGTGTATCAGGAGTATTTGCAGAACCTGCAGTACTTGTTCCTTTTACAATAGGTTGTCCATTTGCATCACATATAACTGCAACAATACCTTTGAAAGGTTGTGCAGCTGTAGGGTTACCTGCTGTACCAGCTGAATAAACCTCAACAGAATCGTTAACAGCTACTACATGAGCAGATGTAATAACGATAGGATCTGTAAGATTTCTCTGTGCTCCGTTTATAGAGCCAACATAATTAAATGCCATGATCTTAATGATTAAATAATAATAAAATTAAAGCTTTCCTTGTTTCATAAGTTTTTTAGCTTCATCACTTAAAGGCGAAAATCCTGCAGCCATGAGTTCTTCATCTATTTCTCTGAAAGCTTTTGAAGGCATAGGCTTCACGTTTGAAACCATACCACCACTTCCAGCAGAAGCAATTGAAGCTTGAGCTTTTTCAGGGTCTTTTCCTCCTCTGTTTGATAAGTAAAACGCGTCATCTAAAATCTGGTTTGTTTCTTCTATAGTCAAAATCTCATTACCCATAAGCCTTTCCACTCGTTCATCGAAGACCTTTTTTATATTTTCATTATAATCAGATGAATTTTCATCAAGGATAGAATTAGACTTAGTAAAGAAAGTGTAAGAAGCGTTTTTATTTGATTCTCTTTCAATCTCTTTACGTAATCTTTGTTCTAGTTCCTCTTTTGTTTCTTCATCAGGCTGTAAACTTTTAAGAACTCTATCAAGTGATAAATCATAAAGTTCTTTTGAAAGATGTTTTGCCATTTTAACATCTTTATCATCGCCTTTTGATAATTCTAAAATATGATTAGGATCAGTATTTGCGATTTTCTTGTGTGCAGTAAATAACTTCTCATTAGCTTCTGTAATCTTTTTCTGTGCAGCTGATGATTGTTTGTTAAATTTCTGTTGCCATTCCTCCGGGGCTTCTTCTTCTTCGGAGGCTTCTACTTCAGCACCTCCTTCACCACCTTCGACAACTTCTTCTTCATTGGTATCCTTTTCAGGATCAACTGTTTGAGCGTCTTGCTCTTTTGTCTTTTGAGTATCCATAGGATTCAAAATTAAATAATAAAAAAAAGAGATATGGGTAATTCATAACTCTTTTCAGGGTTTTAATGACTCTACGCATCAAAACCCAAAAAAGAGCTATGAATATTTGTAGAGTACGAATTTAAAGGATCTAAACGATTTTTTTATTTACTTCCTTTTCTGACACTTCTTTTAATAATTCTATATAGTTTATTGTTTCTTCTATACCCATATATACATGTCTCTCTAGTACTGCTTTATCAGCATTCTCTTTCAAGGTTTCAAATATTTTATCCTTTTTGCTATCTCTAAACTTATACAAATCTTCTAACAATTCCCTACCCTCTCCGCTTGCCAACATTTTATTCAGGCTGTTTCCCATTATTGTTTAGTTAAATTACTTTTCTTCTTTATCATAAATAGAAACACCTCCTTCAATAGCTTGTAATACTTTTCCTAGCCTCATTTTAGCATCTTCTAAGTGCCGATATGAAAGCATATAATTCGCCATAACTTCTCCTCTGTCTTCACTTTCTGAACATTCTGAGTTAGCATGTTCTTCCTTCAAAGTTTTTAAATTTTGTACAATCTGCTCAACATTCTTTCGTAAACTTGTAATTGTAATTTCACACATATTATTATTATAATTAATTAATAAACTATTTTACTTCGTCACCTTGCCCACTTGATACTTGGTTAATGACTTCTTGCTGATTTACTTCTTGATTACCTTGCTGATTCTGCATTTCTTCTTCCATTACTGCTTGCTCTTGCTCTGCCGCTACCTCTTGCTCATCTCTCACTAGCTTATCAGGATTAATCCCGTTAGCTATTATATTCTGTTTCACTAGTTCATTTTGATTTACGTTGGGATTACCTAAAAATCTTTCCATCATAGAATCACTCTTCTCTCTATCATATAACTCACTGTAACTTGATGTCCCTCTTGCAACTATTTTTATCTCATATTCAGTTTCAAATAATTCTTTTTTTATTTCTAAATGTGTTGTTTCTCCCTCTGCTTTATCCTTATTAAGCTTATTATATGTTTTACCTTTTATCAATGCTATCACTTTGTTTTGAACTCCTTTAGGTAAAAACTTAAATGCATTCACATGTTTTAATTCATCCTCATTTCTTACTAGGAATTCAAAGTTATTCCCATCTTCACTCCAAAATACTTTATCAATAAACTCATTGGTGATACCCTCTATGCCCTGGACCTCTTCAAGTGTTACTGGCTTCAATTCCTCAGTCCAGTAAAAGGCTTCATCTTCAATTGGTATAGTTTTCTGAACTGTTACTTTACTCATTTTCCCATTCTTTAGATTCTTAATATCAAGATAATCTTCAGTCTCTTTATAATATTGTCTTAATAATGCAAGTATAATCTTTATTTTACGGACCAATGCTTCCTGCTCTATCATTTTAAGACCATCACCTATCCTTTTCATTGCTGTTTCTGCTCTTATAGCTGTCTTTGTAGCTGTCTCTTGAACTGATGAAAGTAAACTATGTGTGTCTACCCCTAGAATAACAGTCTGATATTCATCAAGCTTTTGTAGTAAAGCCATAGCCCCATTTATATCAGCTTGTATTGTAATTGGTCTTGTCATTTTACTCTGCTCATCTGTACTTACTGGTAAAATGTTTGCATCCTCCCATGCAAAACCAAGCTTTTGTAAATACATTGCCAGCTCCTTAGGTACAACCAATGCAGTTTTACTATTAGTCTGTGTTACCCTGTTAATAGCATTGATTAATACATTCTTACATTCTTTTATCCTCTGTACCAATGCAACATCTCCTTTTGGATAGAATTCTCTACCACCTGGCATAAGTCTACATGATGCTTTAGTGAATGGGTGATCTTTCCAGAATAAACACGGAATAGGATTACCTCCATTCTTTCCATATTGAGTTAACAATACACCATTTAAGAATATTGAATACTCGTCTTTTGCAATATTCCAGTAATACATTCCCATAATATCTAAATCTTCATCATCAAAATTAATATCACGCTTTTTAAACAACTCTAATATTTCATCTTGAAATTGTCCTTTCTTTACATACTTGAAATTCTTAAATATTCCAAATTCTTCTCTTGCCTTATTTATATCATTGAAATAAAAAAGTTGAATCACCTCATTAGCATCCTCTATCTTTTTACTTTCTTCACTGAATAGTACATGCTGGGGCATTATATTCTCAATACATATATCTCTCCATTTCAATACTCGCTCCTTCTTCCAATTCAAAGTCCCTATATATTCACCGTCAGACTCTTCACCTGTAACAAATTTTATGTCTCTCCAAACCTCTTTCCAATATATCTTCTGAAAAGCTACTCCGTAAATATTCTTATACTTTAACATATTAGATTTCAATAGATCATCATTGTTCTTCTCTTTTATATATTCGATTATCTTTTGTAATGCTTCCACTTTCTCTTTATCATCATCATATACAGGTTTCAAAACTACTTCAGGCAATACTTTTGTCTCTTCGCTACTCTTTGTCTCAACTATTTCAATCTCACTAGCAAGATTGATTTTAGGCAACTCATTACTCTTTCTAGGTATCTGGTCATTGATATAATACTTTTCAGCTTCCCCCCACTCATCATACAAGCCTAGATTCTCAACATGATCTTTCATATCTTGTAATCTAGTATAGACATGCGAAATATGAAGTATTTCATACTCATTAGGCTCATACTTTGGAACGTCAAACTGTTCATCTTGTATATATGCACTTGTTTTTCTATCCATTATTAAAAGAGAATAAGTTGTATATACTAAGGATATTTCTATATTCCTATTCCGTCAACGTATATTATAAAACGCCAGCAATAGAACTATAAACAGACTCTGCTTGATGTAATGCGAATCTTTGCAAATCCTCATCATTACCATTATTTCCTTTAATTCCTGTCATTCCATAGCGAATTGAGTCCATCGGATCGCTAAATTTATGTTCAGGTTCATTAAGTATCTTACCGTCTTTATCTGTTTTCCATAAATAATTACGATAGCACTTAATTGTGTTGATACTGCGCTTAGTGACACTTATTCTCTGATCTTGTACAAACTGAATACCATGTGCAACCGAATCTCTACCTTTCTTCACACCTACTATATTCACCCCATAGCTTTGAATCTCTTCAATGCTCTTTGGCTCTGCACTGTCCGCTTTAATAAGCACGCTATTCTCTTGAGCAAGTAAAATATCAGCAATTTGTCTATTACTTAATCCTTTTGAATAAGCTACTTCATCAATAATATATCCACCATTATAATAATACACTCCTACAATCACAGTAGGATCATTTGAAAATCCAAAGTCTAACCCATACCGCTCAAGCCTTGCTTCATGCGGTATACCGTCGATTATTGCCCAATCCTTATATATCTTACCTTCCACCTCTCCAAGCTGTCCTAATCCATATACTAGCCACCAACCTTTCCTATTCTTTCTTGACTCTATACTATCAATAATCTCTTGACTTAGTGCTTCATTGTCTTTGTAGGTAAGTGTTATAAAGTCAACGTCATTGCGGTTATCCTTGATATCAGTGTAGAACCAAAATTCATTTGTCGGGTTCCAATCAAGGAATAAAAACTCTTTAGTTCTTACTTCTAATTGATCAAACGCATCTAATGAAACATTATTAGCTTCATTTATAAAACACCTATCACGCCTTGCGCCTCGTAACTTATCGCTTTGGTCTGCTGAAAAGAATTCTATCTTGCTTCCAGTACTAAAAGTATATATGAAATCTGTAGCATTCCAATTTTGATCTTTCCAATAATTATGTCCTTCAAGTATATTCTTAAAATCCCTTATAGCTCCCCTCTTTAGATGTGGAGTACTCTCCGATATAACACTAGTAAGAGTAGGGAGTTTATCACTTTGAGCTTTAGCGATCAAATACAATAACACTGAAATAGTTTTACTTGCTGAAGTACCACCACAAACAGCTCTTATCTTTTTATCAAGAGCTTTAATCTTTTTAGTGGCGGTTGTTATTTTGAACTCCATTACACTTCCATTATAGGTTTTTCTATTTTAACATTCAGATTTTGTTCTGTCTTATCTTTCCAACCGAAATTGTTCTTCAAATTAAATATGGCTCCAGTACTATTGAATTCCATCAATCTTCGCTCTACATCACAGTGTACTTTGGCTCTAGCTAGCTTTATAGTACCAAAGTATTCTTCTCGTTTTGCATAATTTAATATTGTCTCTCTGTCTACTCCTAAGCTATAAGCTAAACCGGACATTGTATAAGGCTCTGGACTACTGATGTATACTAATTCACCTTTCTTATTTATAATCTCTTTCTTTCTCTTATCACATTTATCAAAATAATTGTTTATTTTTCTTTCTAGCTCTTCAGGGGTTTTGAACTTAAGAGGTTGACCCACTTTGTTCTTGACGGTAATTGCTTTCATATATAAATATTAATTAAGTCTAGTACGTTTTCTAAAGTCTTTTAAGTGTGGGACTATCTCATTGAGTCTCTCTATTATTAGGTTTATCTTTTGTTTGTCTGATAAGTTTCTTATTTCTTCTTCTGTTATGTATATGTCGCTGATCATAGGCTATGATTAATGTTTGTTAAATATCTCTTTGATCTTTGCTGAATATATCTTTGGCATGTTTAGGAATTAAATTATTATTTTTCTAATATCTTTTCTATTCGTTGCGTTGAAATTATACCTTCCCAATATTCATGGTCTTGTTCTTTGTAATTCTTTGTTTATATATTCTCCTTGTATGTCATAAAACTTAGATCCTATCTTAGTAATAATATGAGACTTATTGGGTAAATTCGTATAAGCCTCAGCCCCGTCAGAAAATTCTTTCAAAATAGTGTAAAACCCGTAACACGCCCCGCTTGTATATACTATACCGGCCTCAAGAAAACTTAATCTTATAGCTCTTATAAACGATAATACTTTTTTATGTGTGATAATATTATACATTATATGATAATTGTAATAATCGTTTAGATCTTATCTCTTGTCTTATCGCTTCTATTAATACATGTAAACGCATTTCCATCTGTTCTTTTTGTGGGGCGTTTTTTAGATCATTCGGAGTATTACGAATTTCTTTTATTAACTTACAAGCCTTATCAGAGAGCAAAACAAGCTTTTCCATATATTAATTATGCCACTTTTAACAGAAAATACAAGATAAAGTATGATAATGTGTTGACATTGTATATACATTCCTATATAATAGGAGCAATCAATCATTTAATTCATATTACCATGACAAATCAAAAAATCACAACAACGGCAGACACCCGAAGAGTTTTAAAACTAATAGGGGGCGTTCAATCGGTTCTGATCAATGAGAATTGGAATAAAACAGATAAAGACGCACACAGGATTTTAGGAAAATGTGTTGCGCACAGTTTATGCACGAAAATATATAATGATTTTTATAGCGCCTTTTTCGAACACCTAGAAATTCCAGAACAAAGTTTACTAAATCACATAGTAAACAACGACACCGCAAAACAAGACGATTTGAATAAAAGAGCTGAAGAAGGAGAGATCATGAGAATCATATAAAAGAAAGATAAAGCCTCATTCGTGGGGCTTAATTCTCTTTTTTATACATTAATTCACATTATCATGAGAACACCAACAATTGCAGCACAAGCAGCAAAACTAATTAGAAAAGACCTCAAAGAACATTTTCCTAACATTAAATTCAAAGTAATATCCGAAAACTATGCAGGGGGCAATTCTATTAATATAGGATACGAAAATGGAGTACCTGAACAAAAAATAAAAAAAATCGTATCAAAGTATAAACAAGGACACTTTGACGGAATGACTGATTGCTACGAATATTCAAATTCAATTGAAGGACTGCCGCAAGTTAGTTACATATTTACTAGCAGGACAATATCACAAGAAGTGAAAGAACGAGCAAAAATATATTTATGTAAATATCACGGATTAGCAGAATTTACGGATACAGAAGTAATGAGAAAATTAGATATATGGAGCGATCAATTATTATATAAGTTTTTAAAGAATAAGCCAATTATAGATTAAACTTTTTACAAACTTAATTCACATTATCATGACAAACACAACAACATCACCAGGACAAATTAATATATTGGACAGATCAATTTTAGTTAATATACTTATAAAAGAATCAAAGAACACAAAAAAAATAACGGCATTGGAATACTATGAGGAACTAATTAATAAAGTAAAAGCATTGTAAGTTTACAAACTTAATACTAATACCATGAAATACTGCGACACAAGGCACTTAATAAACAAAAGAAAGCTTGAGACTCTTTATGGGTTAAGAAGAACAATTAGCATTCATTACAATTGGATTGAAAAAGAAATAAACCGGAGGCAAGAGAATGATTACAAAGCTAGATTAGTAAAGTATGCTAGTTAACACTTGTATAAATCAGTAAGTAAGAAGCTATTAAAATCTCTAGTTTCTTGCTCTTTTTTGTCATATTTTCTATTGGAGTCTTCATCTTGTAATAATTCTTCAAATTCTTTCCTAATAGAATCTGAAATAATACTTAAACATTCTTCAATTTTTTCTTTGGAGTTATAATTCAAAGTTATTTGTTGTAAGTCATTCAAAGTTTCTTCTATGAAACCGGCTTCTTTACCTGTTAATTTAACCATAATTATTGTTATTAATTTATAAAGTTGCTGTGAGTTGTTACGTTGACCTGTATTGATTTTTAATGTGCTTATGGTATACTTTATCATTTAGTATGCTTTCTCTTAACCTACATACCTTTAATCATCTCCTGGACTATCATAAATTATCATGAGATAAAAACTTAACTCCTTCGCTCATCATTAGAAATTCATGTTGTTTTATTAAATCATCTTTTGAAATACGTTTAGACTTGATTTTTAAATAACAATCTTTACACAAGGCAACAAGGTTTTCTACACAATTTTTATTCTTGTCTTTTCCTATTCCTCTTGGGTTTATGTATCTAATATCAATAGAAAGTCTACCGCAAAACTCACATGAAATAATATCATTTTCTTTATACTTAAACGCCCTCAAGTAAGTATTCATACGGTTTTTCATGATTTAATTTTAATAAATAAATAAAGCTATATCAAGGCATTAAGATATTTAACAGATTGTATAAAATTATTTCCTGTAACTTCCATTACTAAATCAATATTTGTCCCATATTTACCAGTTCTAAAGCACCTAAATCTATTATTTTTTACCATAAAAGCCGTTATATTATTAGCTTCTTGGACAAACGGCGTAGCGGCTCTTCCGTGATAAAGCTTAATTCCTAATTGCTCACAAACGTATTCAATCGGGATCTCTTTTGATTTTTCTACTTCAAGTTTACCTTCACTCTCAAGTAAATTCTTAATTTTTCTCCATACAAGATGCTTATCTTTCACATACTCAAGCTTTATTTTTACCAGAGTTGGCAAGTAATCCTTAAAAATATTCACTGCTTGAAAGAATCCTAAAGTTTGAGTTGTTTTTTTCTTCATTGCTTCATAAGCCCTATCAATCTCGAGTTTATCATCACACACAAGATCATAAAACAAATCATAATTTCCTTTACATTCGTATAAATATTTTTCGTAATCAACCCGATAATGATTATTAATTGTTATCATTTTGGAATTTATTAAGTGCTTTTTCAGTTAGAGAATCGATATGTTGAAAGTTTGTTGTAGAAAAATCAACTTCAACAAGTATATCACCAGTTTTATAATACTTATGCTTTCTAACTTCAATAAACATTTGATTCGGATTATTTTCTTTATCTCTAACAAGTTGAATTCCAATATCAGCACTAGCATACAAAGCCCCACTACCCTTGAAACTTATAAATCCTGACTTCTTATAGTCTTCCTTTACCGCAGAATTGGCAAGCTGGCTTAAATCTATAACACAAATATCAAAGTTTTGCGCTAGTTGTTGAATCTCTAAAGCATAGTTACTCATTTGCTCATATTCATTTTTAGAAAACTGATAATCTTTTATATTTTGGCAAAAATCAACAATTATAAAATCAATATTCCCTCCATTGGCTATCACAAATTCCCTAATAGTTTTAAGAAACATAGCTCCACGCCTACCGTCATAAATTTGCAAAGAGCTAAACAAATATCTACATTTTTCAGATGGTATATGTTCTTTTTTTGCTACCTTCCAAAAATCTACTTCATCAACACAGGATATTAAATTGCTTAGTACTGTGTGTCTATTTACTTCAGTTGAAAATATAATTCCTGAATAGTTATTTTTTAATAACTGTATACTAATCCAGTAAGCAAGTTTAGATTTACCAATATTAGAATAAGCACCTATTCTTGTTACGGCTCCACGAATGAGAACTTTAGCAACATCAAGAAACGAAGCACTTTTCAATATTCTTAAATCTGACTTCTCAAGTTCAACAAAGACTTTATTAATGTGATCTAATTCTAAATCTTCGATTATTGATTCAGCCCCTAATAGCTTCTCATACTCATCGGAAGTTATGTAATCACTAATCTTAACATTTGGAGCTTTCATGTTTTTGTTTTAACTAATAAAAATTATGTTGTTCAATATTCTCTAAAACCTCATCTTCCCAACATTTACCGTTTAACCAAGTAATAGGATTTTTTCTATACTTAACATCTGGGGTATTCTTAATGTAGAGTGGTATATTATGCATAGCTTTTTTTCTATCTTCTTCAGTGAGTGAATTCCATTTCTTTTCACATTTAGATTTATCAACCTTTTTGTTGTAGCTGTTCCAGAAAAAATTAAACGGTATATTTATATTCTTTTCTTTCTTTCTTTCTTGTTTGTGGTTAGTTGCTGGTTGATTGATGGTTAGTTGTTGGTTAGCTAGCTGGTTAGACTCTTGATACTCTTCGTAGTTTTTTAGCTTTATTAAGCTATATTTATTGGTTGTTTTGATGGTTATTTCGCTGGTTGATTTTAGACGATTGAGTGATGTGCGGATTTTTTGTATGCCAAAACCAAGCTCCTCAGCTAACTTAATTCTACCTGTCAAAACTTCACCTCTTTTTATAATATTACCTTTCCACATTTTTTCTTTATGATTAGCTATTAATAGCAAATGAAGAAATAGATCCTTTGTACAAGAATCAGTATACCATTCCCAGTCTAACATCTTACGATGAATCTTTATCCAACCATCATTCATTTCTCGGTGGGTTAAATTATAAACTCACAATGCCAACCAAACACGAAAAAAACCCACCAAGATTAATTGTTGTGCTTAGTTGGCGATGTGAAAACATAATTATACATCTTGGTGGGGATTTAGAACTTTATTTATTGTGTATGTACTGCCAGTTATCATTGCAAGCGTTAAGAATAAAAAGCCTATAAATAGAAATGGCATAGCAATAAAGTCTCGGAGTTTCATATTATTTATATTATTAATTAATATCATTCAAATCTACCCCAGTCATAAACTTTTTAGAACTTTATTTATTGTGTATGTACTGCCAGTTATCATTGCAAGCGTTAAGAATAAAAGGCCTATAAATATAAATGGCATAGCAATAAAGTCTCGGAGTTTCATATTAGCATTTGTTTTTCTTGTATTTTCATCTATTTTTAGAACTTTATTTATTGTGTATGTACTGCCAGTTATCATTGCAAGCGTTAAGAATAAAAGGCCTATAAATATAAATGGCACAGCAATAAAGTCTCGGAGTTTCGCATTAGCATTTGTTTTTCTTGTATTTTCATCTATTTTTTGATCATTCATATTATTTATATTATTAATTAATATCATGCAAATCTACCCCAGTCCAGGTTTTAATCATTTTTCTTATAGAACCCCCTAAATCTTCTACAAGCTCACACTGTTGCTCAAAAGTAGTCTTCTTTTTCATTCTAAAATAAACTTTATTGAATAACACATGAGCAAACACTTTAGTTACATGTAATAATAATTTATTATCATATTCATCAGGTTCAATTCCTTTTTCCTTTTGTACTATTTCTAAAGCATTAATTGCATCATAATTAATCTCTAACATTTCACTTATTGATTCAATAACTTCATTATACTTTTCTTTAATTGGATCATTCATATTATATTAATTTAATTGATAAAGTTCTTTAGGATTTTGTATACATATAGCTCACCACAGACAATATGTTTTTGTTCCTATTTCAACGGCTTAAAAAAAATATCAATATTAATCCACACCACCGTCTTAAATAATTATTAATCTTTTATAGTATAGTGAAGAGCATATCTAATAGCTCCAGTAATAGTGGGTTTTTCACCAGTCTCTTTTGCTAAGATTTCTTTTACTTTGTCTATCTTCTCAATATCAGACTCGTATAATCTCAAGCTTAAATGTTTTATTTGTTTCATATAAAAAATGAATTAAATTCTAATAAGTTGTTTTAAATATATATTATAATGTATATACAGTCAATACACTTTTTGCCGTAATTAGTATTGACAATGTATCTATAGTTTGATACAATTCCCTCGTAATCTTTTTCAAACCATTTTATACGGTTCCTCGAATAAGCATTACAAACTTTCAATCATTATTTCTTAATACATTATCACCAATGTTTAGATGTCCAGAATGTAAAAGTCTCCATGTTCAAAGAGTGACCAGTAATGAAGATCATAATGTATACTATGAATATTTATGCCATGATTGCGGACACTGGACAAGAGAATACAGTGAAGAAGCGACTAGAGGAGCAAGAGAAGCGTATGAAGATATGCAACACAGAAAGCAAGCCTTTGAAAAAGTTACTATTTAATTTTAATTTATGGAAAACTTAACAATGCAAGACTTCAAAGATTCTTGTTATGCAGGACTTAGTCATAAATATACTAATGTTCCTATATACAAATTCTTTGATAAAGCCTCAAAAAAACTAAAAGAAAACGGATCAGTTATTTCAATTCCTGTAATAGAAAAAAGGAAAATGAAAAGAATAAAACTTTACTATAATAATATTTAATCATTAATTTATTTTACTATGACTGCTGCAATTACAAAAAAAGATCAAGCTCTATTAGAAGAGTGGAATCAACTAAAACCAAAACAAGAAGAGTATCAAACATTTAATGAAATAAAATTGGACAACTTAAAAATCAATGAAGATGGACAAATTAATCCTAACTTCGGGAAACTCTTTGCTTATAATGATGAAGGAGTTTTAGAAATTGATATTAAGAATGCTCAATTTGTTCCATTAAAAACAAGAGTGCAAATTAACGGTAAATGGAATGACAAACTTGAAAGAAGAGATTTTTATTGCCTTGAATCAGATGATTTTGAAATTGGGGTGTATGATACACAGTCAAAGGAACTTATTGAAAATGGAAACTTTTTTGAATTAAGAAAAAAGTACGAGTTAACTTCTACTGATGTTCTATATGTAGTTTATAAGAATAAAATCTATAGATGGAAAATGATTGTAGGTGGCTATGAAATAGTAAATAAACTTAAAAAAATGATTAGCTCATTTAATATGCCTATCACTTTTAAAGTAACTGAAATTATAACAAGAAAAACAGGTGATAGATTTTATAATGAACTGGTATTTGAAAGAGGGGTTGAGGTTTCAATAGGAAAAACAATTGATGCAATTAAAAAGTTGAATGAGTTCTTATATACAGGTAAAAAAGAAGAGCTTATTGAAGAAGCTGAAATAAAACAAATCGATAATAAAAGTGATAAATTAAAAGAGGAAGCAGATAAACTTTTTAGTGAAGTTGAGAATACTCCTAAACAAGAATCTAAAACTGATATATCTGACGTTCCTTTTTAAAATATAAATTATAATACTATGCTAAAAGAATTTAAAAAATCAGATATTATTTCTCGTACATTCACAAAGATGCGTGGAGAGTATGAAGCTAAATATCAGTTTACTACTCATGCTGATGCAATACCAGATGCAATAACAAAGACAAGCCATATCAATTTTTATAAACTAAGGAATTATTTAAACCAAGTATTCAAATATGGATACAAAGACCAAGAACTAGGGTGTAGTAATTGCAAACATTTAATTGGTGAAGTTGAGGAAATAAAAGATGATGAAATTATATGGTTAGCCAATAAATCTGAATATAGAGGCAATGGAAATAAACAACACGAAATAGCACAAGAATATTTCTTAAAATATGATCCGTATACCGTATGTTATGAATTACCAGTGTACAACGAAGAACGCTCCGGGTTCATTGATCTAATAAGATACAAAGATGATAAAGTATATATCTGTGATCTGAAGCCAAATGCGGCAAAGGAGAATAAAACAAAAGTATTGAGTCAGCTTATTCATTATAAAAATATGTTAGCATTAAGAACTGGAATAGAGGAAAGCGATATTATTGCTCTATACTTTGATGATACTAACATATACCAATTAAAAATTTAACCATGGATTTACAAATTATAACAGATCAAGCTCAAAAGTATGCTAATACGTTTACTTCAATGGCAATATCATCAGATGATGAGTTAACCATTGTATCTGAACAATTATCTCAAGTAAAACAAAAGCTTAAAAAAATGGAAGAATTAAGAAAAAGCTTTACTTCAGATCTAAATAAACAATTAAAAACTATTAATGGTAAATTCAAAGATGCTTCAGCTTTCTTGAAAGAAGTAGAGGTGAAAATCAAGAATGAAATTATAAAGTACCATGAGGCTAAAAGAATTGAGGCGGAGAAGCTCTTAGAAGAAAAAAAGGAAGAAGGCACACAAGCAATAGTCGAAGCCCCTCAAACCTCAATTAAAACGTCTAATGGGTGTACTTCTATAAAAAAGGTATGGAGCTTTGAAATTATAGATCCTAACATTGTTCCTAAATGTTACTTATCTATAAATGAACCACTTGTTAGAGAAGCCATAAAAAATGGAGAACGTGAAATTGAAGGTATAAAAATATTCCAAAAGTCTCAAATTTCTGTTCGTTAAATTTATCGCTTAAATTTTAAAACTATGAAAAAAATAAATGTAAACATCACCAAGGCTAAAATAACACAAATCTCAATAGACTTTAGTGAGAAAGGAGACCCTGAAATATATGCTAACTTAGCATTATATACAGAAAATAATAAACAAATAAGCACCTTTACAATTGGAACTAAGCCCTGGAATCAAACACGAGTAGAATTCCCTCCTAATATTCACGCTCATTTTGCTAAAATAAAAGATATTATAGAAGTTGTCGCTATAAGAGAATGCAATTCTTCACTTAACTTATTAGAAGCACCTAAAAATTAAACTATGGAAAAAAATTATTTCACCTTTGGAGTTGGTCACAAACATTGTGGATATTATGTTTTAATTGAAGGGGAATCCTCAAAAGCAAGGGAAAAAATGTTTGAATTGTTTAGGAGAAAGTGGAGCTTCCAGTACAACGAAGAATGTTGGGTTAATGCAGAAGGACAAACACAAGCAGAAAAATATAGATATAAATTATTAAAACATATAATACTTTAAACCACTTATATGAGAAACGAAGAAGAGTATTACGAATGTTTAGCATTAGTTGATTATCTTGAAATATTAAAGATACAAGGAAATGATGTGATTTATTCACATATACCTAATGAAACATATACTACTAGCTGGAATCAGAAAAGAAAAAATAAGGCAGTTGGGGTAAACGCTGGAATACCAGATTATCTGTTAGTAATTAATAATACTTTGATATTTATAGAAATGAAAAAGCTTAGGAAAATACTTAAAAATGGCAATATGTCAAAAGAGGATCTATTAAGAGAAAATCAAAAAATATGGTTAGAGAAAATAAATGGTACAGGGAATGAAGCTTTTGTATGTTATGGATTCGATGAAGCTAAAAAGGTTATTGATAAATTAATTAAATAAATATTATGAATAAAAAATTTAACCAGTGGATGAGTAAAACTAATAATCTTATAAAGAAAAAAACTCTAACAAAAAAAGAGAAAGAATTAGAGTTTGCTAAAAAGTTCATTGCTCATATAACGAAATCTACTAATTAATCTTATCTCTATGTATATCTTTATTCTGTTTGCCGGACTCTTACTATTTAACATTTTTAACTCACTACACTTACTCATTAAGTCAAACTCTATAATAGAATCAATGCTTTATGTCTTTATTATGACAATTTCATTAATTCTACTGTTCACACTTACAACCAAATTTTTTATATTTTTTAATTTTTAGACAATGAAAAGATCAGAACAATTTAAATTATAAAACTATGAAAGAAACTGTATTTACAAAATTAAAGAAGAAGAATATAAAAGTAGATTTAAAATTACATTTAAAAATAGTGGCAGTTATTGTCTTTGTTGTTACAGTATTCTTATGTATTAATACTGTTTATTAATTAAACAGACCATTATGAATTACGAAGTAGATTTTTCAACAAAAAAAAGTCTTAAAATTCCTGAATCTAAGTTTGTAGCTGGGCAATCATTCGTGATTAATGGTACTCCTGAAAAAGGTACGCCAGATATTGAGTTAATATCAATAGAATATGTATATTGGGATAATACAAATTTAACATGGAAATATAAGATTTGTTATTCAGGTGAGCTTACCAATGCTATGACTGAATCAGAACTAGAAAATTATATTATTAATTAAACAGACCATTATGAAAAAAGCAATAAACATCTTTCTACTATACTTTTTTGTATGCTTATTCTTATTCGGTATAATTGAAATTATCTTAACAATGTCAAGTATAAAATAACTACAAATTAAATTATAAAACTATGAAAGAAACTGTATTTACAAAATTAAAGAAGAAGAATATAAAAGTAGATTTAAAATTACATTTAAAAATAGTTGCAGTTATTGTCTTTGTTGTTACAGTATTCTTATGTATTAATACTGTAATGAAAACTGAAAAACATCCACTGAAAACAGTTTGGGATAACGAGATTACAGAAAAAAGACTTGAATTTGTATGCTTAAAAAATATTAATCTTGAGTACTCACAAAATCAAACACAGCACTTTAAAAGAAATGGATATATAGCATATGATATAGTATGTGATACTACACAAAAGAATTCTACTTTATACGCTCCTTCTTACATGTATCTTGATGATGAAGGCGTGTTACATGATGAAAAAAGAACTTACATTGCATCAATAGAAGAAAATGAAAATACTATGGGGTTAACTGTAGTATTGAAATGGAAAGAAGGAGATAAGGATATGTCCTGGCATATTGGACACATGTCTCAAGTAATGCTAGGAAATAGACGTAAAATCCAAACGGGTGATGTCATAGGTATATCTGGAGGGAGCAAAGACAATTTACAGTTCAATGAAAAATCATCTGGACCACATACACATATTGAAATAAGACAAGGGAATGTTCCTATATTTTACCCATTTAAACAAGGAGTACATAAAGATGAACTTGCTAGAATAAAATTGTATAAAGAAAGATTTAAGTCAGAAAAAGGAGCTGCATGGAGAATAGAGAATGGTTATGCTTTATCAGGAGATAATAAAATATATAAAAGATGTGCAACCTATAGAGAAAAGCTAACATCAGCCTTCCATGCTATCGAGAGCGGTCGGAGAGCTAAGAACTGTTATTCATCATATAAGGATGCTAGAGGCTGCTTACAGATAGTAAAAAACACGTTTAAAGAGTATGCAACAGATGGGAACAATGACAATATAATTGATGTAGATAATTTATGTGATTCAATTGCTACTGCTGATAATTATATAAATACTCTTTATTATCAAGAATTTGACCATGTTGTAAAGATGATAAAAGATTCAGGTGGTGTGTATGATGAGTCAATACATGAAGACTGGGTAATCTTTAGGATAGCATGTAGAT